TTATTTTTTTTCTACTATGGAAATCAGCAAGTTAAGATATTCAATGTCTAATGTTAATATCTTTCCCTTGCATTGAGGAAGTAGTGTAGTACATTTGCTACTCCAAAATACACACATGGCAAAGTTTGACTTCAGAAATCAATTGAAAGGAATGGATATTTCCTCACTCCAATCAATCAGACAATATCATCTTAATGTGATGCTGGACTTGATGTCTATTGGACACAAGGATTCAACCAAGCATTTGAGATATTTGTCTCACATAGATACTGCAATCAGCAAAATCAAGTAATCAATCAAAACCAAAATCATATGTATACTATCATTATCGAACCAATGTCTCCATCTGTGAATGGAGGAATGTCACAATTGTTCATGGAATCTACCTATGGCAAAGCATTGAGTCTTTTCAAAGAACTCTGCAATTCAATGAATCTGGAATACGACACAATTGACCAAGACAGATATCCATGTGAATGGACTGCTGGAGGAATTGGTCATGACTATCGCATCACTTTAACACCAGACAACCATGCATAACTACGACTCCTTTAAGTTGGCAAGTCCTCCAGAAGGAGACTTGTGTCCCTATTGCGACATGGATGAGATTCGTTCTATCGCAATGGAACAAGCAAAGCAGAAAGCAACAGAGTTCAACCAGCAGAATCCCAATCTGGGACAGGATGAACTGATGTATGCTGATGACTTCTTTGAGGATTGCCACATGGAACTTCTTTCTGAATGCAGACCATGTCGGAATTGCTATCTTGACAATCATTTAGACTATTAATTATGATACCTACCCAATACCTACTTGACAGGAAGAAGGATGCTACCCTTCTCCAGAAGATACTTGATGCTGGAGCATCACACAACTATTCAGATATTGACCTTACCATAATCAAATCAGCATCAGAATCACCGAATGGTTTTGCATATGTCCATGGAACTTGTATGGTTGTGACCAGAAGACCATTGACATCTGGAAAGTTTGTCTATCACTATGTAATTCATGAACTATAATCAAATACACTAATCAAAATGAAATCAGTATCTATCCAAGTTTCAGTTGAAACTACCAAAGAAGTTCACGTTCAAGTCCCATCATTCCGAAAGGACACAATTATTGACCAGTATTTTGCCATTCTGGAAAAAGACCATGTGGTAGAAATATTGAAGAGCAAGAATTCCAATCACTATTTCATCTCAAGTTCCAGCATTGAGAAGGCAATGAACAGAACTACTGAAGTCAGCAAAGAAGAATTCATGTCCAAGTTGGATGAAGTCATGGCAATCATCTTGAGTTCTGCTAAAGTGATGAAGGAGGAATCACTATGAATTATCCACTATCACCAGAGCAAATGGATGCTCTGCAAAGATTCCAGAGTAGACTCAATCAAGAGCCAAATGACGAAGGAATTGAATCAACACCAGACAGGAAAGCAAGAACATTGGTCATCTCTCATGTGGAGATGACCTTGGATGAATTGTTCTTTGGGCAATGGAAGACAGAGAATTTCCAATGGTCAGCAATCAGCAATGAAGTTCAAGCATCCATTGAATTAGTAGTTGTGCATCCTGTGACTGGTTTTGAAATCAGAAGAACAGGAACTGCATCAGTCATCATCATGGTGGACAAAGTACCAGATGACATCAAGGATGACCCAATTCAAAGGAATAGATGGGCATTGAATTCTGATAATAAGAAACCGAACGCTCTTGACCTTGCTTTCCCAAAGTTGAAATCAGAATGCTTGAAGAATGCATCCTTGTCTTTGGGGAAGATATTCGGAAGAGATTTGAACAGAAAGAACAAGGATGTCTATAGACCCTTCAAGATATCTGTTCAGTCAACTGGTATGTCACAACTACCAGAATCAACCATGACCAAATTGATTGAAGGAATCAAATCTGGAGCAGATGAATTCGAAATCAGAAACGCCATGGAAATGCTAAATGAAGTCATGAGTGAAGACCAGAGAAATCAGTTGAACGAATTAATCAAGAACAATGAATAAGTATGTACAGGATGCTCTCTTGCAGAGCGCACAAAATTCAATTGCATGGGATAAGTTGAGATTGGGTAAGTTCACAGGAAGCGGAATATCTGCTCTGATGACTGAACCAAGGAGCAAGGCAGAACGCGAATCTGGTGCATGGTCACAAACTGCTCTCAAGTATATCCATGAGAAGATGATGGAGGAAGTAACAGGACAAGTATGCTATGAAGCAACTGGAAGAGCATTGGACTGGGGAAATGAATGGGAGGAATTTGCTCTCAAGAAACTTGCACAACATATCAAAAGTCCAGAAGAGAAGACTCATTTGAAACCATCATTCAAGTTATTCAATGACTATAGTGGATGCTCTCCAGATGCTTTCATGTATCATCATCTTTTTGACATGGAACTTGGTGTTGAAATCAAATGTCCATTCAATTCACTCAATCATTTCTATCACAATCAAGTGACTGGAGCATACACATTGAAAGAAATCAATGCTGACTACTACTGGCAAGTCCAAATGAATATGCTCACATTTGGAGTTACTGCTTGGATATTCGCATCATTCGACCCAAGACAACCAGATGAACGGATTCTTCATCATGCATTGATTCACTTCAATCCAGAAGATTGTGAACTCCTATGTCAAAGAATGCAGTCTGCTTATGAATACAAGAAGCAATTGCTTGACCAATGGTACAGGAGGACTGCTCTATGAGAGACTCAACCATTGTATATCGCTCATTCTATGAAGCAATCTCCGAACTTCCAAAAGAAGTTCAAGCAGATGTCTATCATGCACTCTTTGAATATGCTTTGAACTTTAATGAAGTTGAACTGACAGGACTTGCAAAGACCATCTTCACTCTAATCAAGCCACAACTGGATGCGAACTTGAAAAGGTACATGAATGGAGTGACTCCAAAGAAGCAAAGAGAAAGCAAAGAGAAAGCAAAAGACAAGCAAACTGCAACCAAAACAGATGCTAATGAAAATGTAAATGAAAATGAAAATGAAAATGTGAATGGAATCATCAATGAGATTGATGTGATTGAACTGGTCAATGACCATTTGAAACCAAAACCAAGGAAGAGACCATCACCATCACCATTCATTCCTCCATCACTTGAAGAATGGAAGGACTATTTCAAAGCATATGGGATGAAGGAAGAGATTGCAGTTCGCTCATTTGAATCCTACAAAGTTGCAGACTGGCATGACTCCAGAGGAAAGAAGATTCTAAACTGGAAGCAGAAAGTCCAACAAGTCTGGTTTAAGGATGAACATAAGTCATCTGATGTGAAACCAAACAAGTATATCTTGCCTCTTCAATACAGACCAAATGGAGGACTCAAATGAACAAGATGATACCAACACATGACAATGACCTTGAAGTTGTCCTATTGGGCAGTTTACTGCTTGATTCAAGGGTGATGAATGAAGTTGTTGAACTGCTCATTCCAGAAAAGTTCTACGACAATAGACATCAACTTATCTATTCCACTATCTATTCTCTCTATCAGCAAGGGATTCCAGTTGACTTGATTACTATCACTAAATCTTTGAAAAGTCAAGGCAAGTTGGATGATGCTGGTGGAATTGTCTACATCAGTTCTTTGACGAATCGGGTAGCATCTGTCTCAAATGTACAGACATGGTGTTTGCAATTGAGTGAATACTACATGAAGAGAAGATTCAACCAGATTGCTGGTGATGTCTATCACAAGTCAATGGATGAAACAATTGATGTGTTTGATACCTATGACTACTTCATGACTGAAATGAATTCAGTATTCCAAGACAATCTGAAATCAGATGTGATTCATATTTCCACCATCAGCAATGATGCATCCAAGTCCATTTCATTCCGCATGACAAATGACCAACAAGTATCTGGTTATTCAACCAGCATCAAAGCAGTAGACAAGATGCTGGGAGGACATCAAAAGTCAGACCTTATGTACATGGCTGGAAGACCAGCAATGGGAAAGACTGCAATGGCATTGACTGAAGTTCTTGAACTTGGAAAGTCTGGTGTTCCTGTTGCGTTCTTCTCACTTGAAATGAGTAGTGTTCAACTGGTATATAGACTTGTGTCTATGTTGTCTGGAATATCAGCAGAGAAATTGATGAAGTACAAGTTGGAGAAGGAAGATGCACAGAAGTATTTTCAGTATGTTGACATCTTGAACAAGATGCCCATCTATCTTGATGATACTGCTGGACTTTCTGTGTTAGATTTGAAGGCAAAGGTCAAGAGGATGCAACAGAAACATGGAATAGAGATTGTCTATGTTGACTATGTTCAACTCATGTCTCTTGGAGGAAAGAAATCTGGTCTATCCAGAGAGCAAGAACTATCTGCCATCAGCAGAAATCTGAAGTTGATAGCAAAGGAATGCAACATACCAATGATAGTTCTATCTCAATTGTCCAGAGGAGTAGAATCACGACAGGATAAGAGACCAATTCTTGCTGACTTGAGAGAGTCTGGTTCACTTGAACAGGATGCTGATGTTGTTTCATTCTTGTTCCGACCAGAATACTATGGCATCATGGAGATGGAAGGAGGACATTCAACCGAAGGACTTGGTGAATACATCATTGCGAAACAGAGGAATGGAGGAACTGGTATCTGTCCAATGAGATTTCACCATAGCATTATGAAGTATACTGACTTGAATGAAACAGAACAACTATTCTGATGAAGACTTGCAAAATATGTAGAAGCAAATTTGTTCCAGTCTATTCCAGTCTGCAACCAACTTGTACGAATCCAAAATGTGTCATTGCATGGTCAAAGAAAACAGAAGAGAAGAAGACCAGAAGAGAAATGAAAGCAATGAAAGAGAGACAGAAGTCAGTATCTCAATGGAGAAAGGAACTGCAACAAGTCTTCAACAAATTCATTCGGGAAAGAGACAGGAACAAAGGATGCATTTCATGTGGAACTAAATTGGAAGGGAAGTATGATGCTGGTCATTATCTATCATGTGGAGCATATCCAAACTTGAGATTCACAGAATTGAATTGCTTTGGTCAATGTGTTAGGTGCAACCAACATCTTCATGGTAACTTGATAGAATACAGAATTGGACTCATCAAAAGAATAGGACTGGAGCAAGTAGAACATCTGGAGTCATTAAGAAATCAACCATTGAGATTACCATTGGATGAAATCAAAATCAAAATCAATCAATACAAAATCAAAATCAAACAACTATGTACAAAGTAGAATCAGTAGCAATGCCAGAGGCAAAAGGGAAAAGGAATGTCTATCCATTCAAGACAATGGAAGTAGGAGAATCATTCCTTGTTGAATCATCACCAGAGAACATGACCAAGACTCAAAGGAAGATGTCTGCTCTATGCTCTATGTCTGGAAAGAGACAAGGAAAAATATTTGTTACCAGAAGGGTAGAGAATGGAATTCGAATCTTCAGAATAGAGGAGGTGAAGTCATGAAAAAGCAAACTGCGGTTGAATGGCTAATTGATGAACTGAATGGATATGATGAAGATTGCGAAATCTTTCGCATAGCCAAAGCCATGGAGAAGGAGCAGATTATAGATGCAAGAAAAGATGGTGTTGGTATTACGCTGAAAGGATATACAATAGGTCACGAAGAATATTACAATAAAAGATATGGAGGTAACAAATGACCATTGACGAAGCAAAGGACAAAGTCAAGAATGGTATTCAACACTACTACAACAAAGAGCAAGTGATTGAACTGCTTGACAAGTTGACTATCAAACCAACATCAAACACACTAACACTATTCTGACTATGAAACCAAAA